TCAGCGAAACGTGCTGCCCGCGAGCATCCCGCCGTCGACGATGAATTCCGAGCCCGTGCAATGCGCGGATTCGATGGATACGAGAAACAGCACGTGGCTCGCCACTTCGCCCGGTTTGCCGATGCGCGCGATCGGCAGCCCGCTGTAGAGCGACGATGGATCGAAATCGGCGTATTCCGGCGGGCGCGCCGCCTCACGAAGAGCGTCGGCCGTGCACCGGCCCGGGCGATTCATCGTGAAGAGAGGTGAGATATTTCCAAGGGAGAACGCGCGATATTTCCGGTATGAGGCGGGACGGAACGGGATCACACGGAACGGCGCTTGCAAACCACTTGCGTAGGTTGAAACAGAAATATATCTCTCTGGGGCAAGGCCCGCGAGGGCCGCGTCAGGCCGAAGGCAAGGTTCGCGAGGAGACAGTGGTCAACGGTGGAACCGCGTAGCGGTTGTCCCCGCCCTTGTGGTGGGGGCAACACCGTTGTCCACTGGCGGACGCGGGATTTACGACAACACTTGCGGACCGAGTCTGAGGGGCGGCTACCTATCTGTCAAGGCAGCCTCCTGGGCTCAATCGGTAGAAGTGGGGCTCGCGAACAGGTCGCGTTGGCGAGCGGCGATCTCCTCGCGCCGGACCGCCTTGATAATCTTGTAAATCCACTGGAGTGACACACCGAACTTCCGCGCCAGCTCGGCATGGTTGTCGCCGCGGAATTCGTCGAAAATCTGCCGATCTCGCTGGGACAATCTATACGACACGCCCATCGGAAAGTAGATGTTCTGCCCGCCCCAGTGGCCGGCCATGCGGTCGGCGATCTCACGCCCGAGCTGGTTCGCCTGTTCGGCGCCGATGTCGGCCAGCTCGATCAGGGCCTGGGCGACCTGCAGAGACAAGTCGACCAGCAGCTCCGGCCCTTTGCTTTTGAACGTTTCGTCCTTCATACGGCCTCCGTCGTCCTGTCACGCCATTTTTTGAGGTGCTCGATTACACGGGATGCCTGGGCGGAACTGAGCCATTCGAGCGCGTCGACGTGCGTCATCCGCTTCACGAAAGCCCCAAGAGCTTCCTCAGACCGGTTCTGCACGACGCCCCGATCCGCCAGCTCAAGCCAGAGGCCGCGAATCATCTTCGATTGCTCGTCGTCCGCCTGACCGCGCGCGCCCTTTTTGGAACGCACTTTAAAGCCGCAGCGCTTCAGGTGTTCCAGAACCCTTTCCAGTTCTGGAACGGTCAGGTCAGCGGCGGATTCCTTCTTTCCAATCTGCTTCAGGACGGCACGGTAGCTGTCGTCTGGCATCGCAAGATCACGCTTGGCGACGTGAATCAGTCGGATGAGCTTTTGCCGGTCTTGAGGCCGGCGATCAGATTTCGAGTACATCGATGTCGTCCGCTACGAAGGAAAACTCGTCGTAATCCACGACACGCAGGCCGCTCGATCCGTCAACGGCCGGGAACCCCTCAATACGGCCGGCATTGAATGCGTCCGCCGGAGACAACTCCTCAACAGTGGCTGCGAAGAAGCGCGCAGCAAACAGCTTCAGAAACGCCTGAAGCGGGCCGTGCCGCTCGATGTCTGCATCACCCTCAGACCAGAATCGAACCAGCTCGCAGAGCTTTTCGTCGGTCAGGATGGCGTGATCCACGTCCACCACGATCTCGTAGCTGAAGTCGTGCGTCAGCACGTATTTTTTGATGTCCGTCATGTCGTCCCTCGCAGTGCGGTTGCTTTCGTGTCCTGGTCGATCGCCGCACGGGTCGACGCCCAGCGCATCGGGCGTCGCCGCGCAGCTCGGCGATTACTTGACGGCGTCCTTCAACCCCTTACCGGCTTTGAACTTCGGGGCTTTCGACGCTGGAATCTTGATTTCTTCGCCAGTGGCAGGATTACGGCCGGTGCGGGCCGCGCGTGCGCCAACGCTGAACACACCGAAGCCCGAGAGCGCAACCGTGTCGCCCTTGCGAAGCGACTTTGTGATGCCCTCCAGGACAGCCTCCAGCGCAAAGCCGGAATCGGCTTTCGTCAGGCCCGTTTCGGCCGCTACGTGGTTGATCAGGTCCGCTTTGTTCATAAATGCTCCGTATGGTGGATACCGCGAAACGCTCGCGGCCAGCGAAATAGCTCGGTGTCGCGGTTACGCGTTCGCGATGTCGAGCGGAATCTGGACGTATTGGTCCGTGTCGCCGACGCGCTCGTAGACGCGGACGTATGACTTGCTGCCGATCACCTGCAGTGCTTCGCCAATGGCTCGCATCGCCTCCAGCCAGCGCGGATCAGTAATCTCCAGTCGGCGCAGCGCGAGCACGCGGCCGGTGTTGATTTGGCCTTCCTTGTCGGTCGCAAACGCCTGCGTCACGATCGCCTGAATCTCAGGGCGGGCGTCCGTGGTCCAGTCACGCAGACACTCGTCGATCATGGATTTGGCGGCCTGCAGGCGCTCGTCGAACGCAATGCGGTCCTGGATGGCCCGCTGGATTCGATAGCGACCATCGAACGAGTACAGCGTGACGTTGCCCTTCTTACCGCCGACCTTCGAGCCGTATTCTTCGGCAGAGAGGTCGATGAAGGCCGAGATATCGCCGAAGATTCGAGCCTTCAGGTCGACGAGCCCCTTCGATCTCGTTTTGGCTTCGTCCGCCAGCTCGCGAACGAGTCGATCACGCTCGCGGTCGATCGGTTTGATCATGCTTTCCGGGATCAGGCAGCCTTTCGCGTCTTGCCAGTAACCGTTCGGAATCTGTTTCTGTTCCATGTGTTGCTCCCAATTGGTGAATGGTTGAAGGTTGACTAGCTCGTCCACCAGCGCCGTATTTCCTTGCGGCAGAGGCAGACGAGAAAGACGATTCCGATGACGATAACGACGGTGTCGCTCATGTCAGTAGGCTTTGCCGCCTTCCGCGAGCCGGTTTTCCGGCTTGTGGTCCGGCCGTTGTGCATTGAAGGCCAGCTTCTCGACGATCGCGCCAGCTACGTCGTATTGCTTCGCGCCGGCGAGGTCGAAAATCCGGATCACCGCGTCCGCGAGTTCGACTTCGATCATCGGACGATGGGGAAGCTTGTCGTCCATCAAGCTCTTTCGATGGCCCTCCATCGCCTCGGCGACTTCGGATACGATCAACATCAACTTTTCAGGGACGTTGTTCGCGGCTCGCAGGTCATTGCCGGTCTTCAGGTCCGTCCACCAACCGGACTGAAACGATGCGCCGAAGCAGCAATCCGTAAGTGCTTGAGCTGCCTGCAGAAGGTGTTCGCTATTCGCTTGCATGTTGTGCTCCTTGAAAATCGGTAGGTCAGGCATGAGGCGTTGAATCGGGAACGCTCCGAGAATGCGGCTTACGCGGCCATCTCCCATGTGACGCGGACGCTCATGAAAACAACGTAGGCAAACTGACGATTGCCTTGCCGCTGGACCGTGACGCCGCCGGCACGCTCGCGCAGTACGTCAGATGACTTCGCGAGGTACGGGCCGATCTGGATCGTCGGCCGGCCGCCGTCGCGCGGCGCGATCTCCTCGGCCAGGACGCGGTAGCCCAGGCCGCGTAGCGCCCGCGCGCAAGCGTTCAGCAACGTGAGACGCGAGACACACTCCGCGTCGAAAACCCGCGTGCCGTCAGGCAGCAGACTCCGCGGCACGGGCAGGTTCATTTGCACAATGGCGCCCATATCAGACCCCCTTGATCACGTCCGCAGTGACGGTCGGCACGCCCAGGCCAGCAGCGAGGTTCATCGCTGCCGTCAGGAGGTTGCCAACCGCGAGCGGATACAGGAGCGACACCGTCTCGGCGCGATCGCGTCGCGTGCTCGTCATCGTGAGCCGCGCGCGCAGTGCGTCGACGCCACTGCCGTCGATCACGTCGCAGACCGGCTTGTCGAGACGGCCGAACTTGAACTTCAGGTATTCGTCGAGGCGCGGGCCGTCGAGCGGCGTCAGTTCGACCATTTCGCATCGCTGCACGACTTCGCGGACATCCTGGTTGCGCTCGGACAGCTTGACCTTCAGCTCGGGTTGACCGATCAGAATGATGGACAGCAGTTTTTTAAAGCCCATTTCCAGCTCGAAGAAGCGCTTCAGGTGCTTGAGCGTCGCGATCGGCAGCGCGTGCGCCTCATCGATCACGAGGCAATGCTGGTAGCCCGCCGCGTGGCTTTCCTTCAGCGCCTTGTGCAGTTGCGCGAAGCGGGCTTCCGGGCTGCTCTTGACCTTCTCCAGCGGGGCCACGGCAGCCATGATCGCTTCGGCGATGTGCGTCGCCTTCAGCGTCTTGCCTTTCTGGTCGTTGTCCTCCATCGCGAGCACGTAGGGCTTGATGACGATGATCGGGTGGCTCTCGCGCATCACGCGGTCTTCGAGGTCGCGCATCAGCGTCGTCTTGCCGCCACCCGATTCCGCAACGACGGCCAGGAGCCCACCGTGCTTTGCGGTCTGGAACATCGCCTCGCGTACATAGCGGATGTCGGGGCTCACGAACATGTCTTCGTGCGACTGGATGTCATCCGCGAACGGGTCGCGGAACAGGCCGAAGTGCTTACGGGTGGCTGGTGCGAGAACCTGTTTGCGCAGTAACATGGATTCCTCCTGGTTGAGATCGGTATTGCTGTTCGGCTGGGAGACCGGGTGGCCCGTCGTATCCGCCAAGACATCGGTCGGGCCACCCACCTTTTGCACTTCATCAAAAACGCCTGAACCGGCGTCCGACACCCCTTTGTGCTCCAGGTAGTCGAGAATCCGCTCCCGGAGGTCGAGGTCGTCGAGGCTGCGCGGCCATACGCCGTGGTTCACGATCTGAGCGACCGCCGCCTGCGACAGATTCAGGTGTTCCGCAAGCTCGGCCTGCTTGATAGCGGCGCGTTGCAGAACGCTTTTTAGGACCAGCATCATTGACCTCCTGCCGCTGCGCGAACGAGCTGCAACGGTTGCTGTTGACCCGCGCGCGGGCCGGTAAGCTCGGCGACGATTGCGTCGAGCTGCTCTTGCGGTACGCCGTCCGGATAGCGCTGTTGCAGCCAGCGGAACCGGTCGGCGCTCCAGTCGACACCGGCAGCCTCGACCGCCGCCTTGATCTGCTTTGCCGCCTCGATCAGCGAGAGCGGCGCGAGTTCGACGCGCGGGGCAACGAGGTCGTGTTCCGTGCCGCGGCGCGGCAGGTACGTCGGCAGGTCGCCTTCGTCGAGGTGCTTGTACGGGTCGAGACGGCCGCCGAACGGCAGTGCTTTGCCTTTGCGAGCGGCTTCAGCGTCGGCAGACGTCGACGTACCGGTCACGAGCTGCTCGATCTCGCGAAGCGCGTGCTGCGCTGGCGTATCGGCGTGTCGCCGGTAGTTTTCGCCGATCACCGCGGCAGTCTCGGCATAGCCGAAATCGCCACGTACGACGAGCGGAACAACGAAGTACGTCTCGCGTCCGTCTTCGCCCGTCAGGACCACTTGGGCGGCGTCGTCACGCCACGGATTGCGCGTGATCATCAGCTTCTCGCCGACCATGACACCCGGCACCGACGACACGTCGTAATCCTCGCCTCGGAACGACACGCGCAGCTTCGGCGTGACCTTGCGGCTTTCCGGCGAGGCAACCGCCAATTCACGGCAGACGTCGATCGACGGCGCCTTGATGAGTTGCTGGGTGGTAATACGCATCCATGCCTCGCTACGCGTCGCACCATGCCGGCTGTGCGTTTCGGTCGCGTTGAAGTGCATGCGCCAGCGCTTCGCGAGCGCGTTCAGCTCTTCCAGGCTGTTCACCGGCTGGAACTTGAGGCCCGGTTCGAACTTGCGCTCGATGAGGTTCCGCGCGTTTTCCACCTGTCCCGTGGCGCGAGCATTGCCGACCTTGTGCACGATCAGCTCGATACCGAGCGAGCGGCACAGGTTGCGGGTCATTGAGGCCGTGTTTGCTGATCCTGCGTCGAGCATCAGAATGCGCGGAACACCATGCATCAAGTCGGCGCCGCCGCGTTCCTGCATTGCGTTAATGAGCGTCGAGCAGAGGTTTTCGCCCGACTCCGCGCCCATCACGTACTCGGTGTAAATCCAGTCGCTCGCGTGGTCGGAGATTTCGTAGCTCCACACACGATCAGCCGCGATCCGTGCGAGGTTCTTCGGCTTGTTCTTGTAGAACTCGGCGTGGTCCATCACGCGAAGCCCGTTCGCACGCGTGTCGGCAGCGGGCTTCAGGTAGTACAGCACGCACAAGCTCGCGTCGATCTGCCATACGTGATTCGGATGCAGGCTTGCCAGCTCGGTCACGGGGGCCGGGGCGAGCAGTTGGTCGGGATGCACGCCGTACATGCGCAGCGCTCGCTGAATCGCGCTATCGGACAACGGCCGTAGCTCGCCCGTGGACTCGTCGAGGAATTCCGCCCGGATCATTCCGTTCGCGCGCAAAATCTCCACCGCATCACCGACCGTATACAGCCGCTTGCCGTTTTTACGCGTCGACTCGATGAGGGTTGCGGAAATCAACATCGCTTCGTCGCGCGTCAGCGAGCTTTGACCGGCGTCGACACGGCGCTTGCGTTGCGTGGTCACGGTGGCTTCCTTGAGCTTGCGCATTAGGGTGGTGAAGGAAAGGCCCAGCTCGCGGCAGGCCGCGTCGTAGATCGCACCTTTCTTGCCGTGGCCTGCCGCGCGCGCTGCCTGCGCGACAGCCACAATGCGTTCGTTAATGACGGCACTCATCGTCGCGAGCCCCCGAATCAGTTAGCGGCGCGTGAGAAGTCGGCATCCGCTGACCCGGCCGACGTATCACGCAGCCATTGCGGGACGTCGTCACCGTCCGCAGCGGCCTTGACGCCGAACTCGCTTCGAAGCTGGTTGAGCGACAACTGGATTTGCCCCAGGACGCCGGCCATGAAGTCGTCGTGCGGCGCGCCGTGCGTCTCGGCGTGCTGCGCAAGGGTTTCGAAGGCGGCACGCAGGTTGCCGCGAATGACTGACTCGGCTTCGAAGGCGATGGCGCTGGTTTCCTTGCGGATTTCCGCGCCTTCTTCGTCCGGCGTGACCCGCTTGACGCGCGTCTTCTTCGCGGCCAGCTCGTCGATCTTCGCGTTCTTGTCGGACAGGAGACGAGCTTGCGCCGTGGCGTTTTCACGCGCTTCCCGAAGTGCGGCGCGCAGTTCCTTGACGCTCATGGTGGCGATGTCGTCGAGCTTCAGTTCGCCCGTCTGTCCGCTCAGCTCCAGCTCTTCGATCTGTTCGTCGTCGAGAACCAGCATTTCAAAAAGCTTGGTCTGATTTCCGGCCGCCTTCAAAAGCGGCGTTAACGCCGCTTTTGAAAACTTGGTCGCCGACGCCATGAACCGTTGTGCTACACGCGGCTCAATCCCCAGAACATCAAGACGCGCACCAAATTGGCCGTGCTCACATGCCTCCTTCAGTACTCGAAGGCCGCGACCAACCTCCAGGCACGCTTCCACACTGCGACGCATGTTCGCCGCAATGTCGCGTTGAATCAGGTCTGGGTCCGTGCAGTCAGCCGGCAATTGGTAGCCGAGCTGTGTAGCGACGGCGCGGACTGTCGCGTCTCGCTCTTGATCAAGCACGGCGAGCTTATTCGCTGCGTCGACCATTGCGGGCAGGCCCGGGACATCGTTGTCGGTCACGATCGTCGCGGCGGTGTTGGTGCTGCTCGGCTTTCGTCCTTTCGTCATGATCTCGCTCTCACAAATCGGTTACTTCGGCTCGGTCCAGAATCTGAACGCGCCAGGATTCAACTGGCACCGCCTGGAGGGCGCGCAACGATTTCGCTGCGTACTCTTTGGCGGTTGCTGTGACTTCGTGCTCGGCGCACTCCAGGCCGGTGATTACCACGCGGTTGAAGGAATCCCCGGGCGGGTACACGCAAGCGGTGTACGTCGTGAAATTGGCTGACACGGTTGCTCCTTTACTGATTCGTCAGGCGGGTTTGGATGCTGTCGAGGCGTTCGCGAGCGGCGTCGAGGCTACGGAGGATGCCGACGGCGTGGCGCCCCAACTTCACGGACGGGCGGATGCGGCCCGTTTCGGGAATGCGCTCTGCGAACCCCATCGCCTCAAGCGTCGCGACATACCGCGTGATGTTCGACGGCGACAGGTTCGTCGCCTTGGTGAGTTCGCCGGGTGTCAGGCCATGTGCGAAATGACCGAGCAGGACATTGAGCACCTCCAGCACTTTCTCGGCCGACTTCGTGGTTGCGTTCGCGGTCATTCGGCTGCTCCAAGGTCGAGTTCGGGCTGTACATGGCGCTCGACGTTGCCGCGATGCCATGCAAGCCCTTCCATTGCTTGCTGGATCGTCGTGATCGTTTCGTCTGCATTGGCCGAGCCGGCGTAGAAGTCGAGCAATTGCCCGACCGCTGCATTGAGCGTCCGTTGCAAGACCTGCATGTCTTCGGCCGTGGCGTCGCGGCCGGTCGGGATGTCGATGATCAGCCGGCCGGCGCTTGCCGCCACCCAGCGAGTGACAAAATCGGCACCGCAGGCGTCTTCGAACGGCCGAATCAGCGAGATCGGCATACGGCCCGACTGAAACCACTTGTAGAGGGTCCAGTGGTCGGCAAGTCCCATGTGTTCGGAGATGCGCTCGACACTGAGGTTGCGCCGCTCGCGGGCATGCTCCTTACAGAGTTCAAGCGCATGCCGAAGGCTATGCGGCTGAATACGTTTCCAATTGCGGCGGCTCATTGGGAATCCCCATTCAGAACGTTTTTCGGCCGATTCCAAACAAATTCCCGTTTTGCGCCTATGCAACAACGTTGCGACTCGTAGAATGAAAAGCGGTTACTCTTACGGGGAAAATGTTCCATGACGGATTCGGATTTCAGTGAGTTGGCGGCACGTGTGGACGCTGTCGGGCAGACGATGCTTCGACTTATTGGCCACCTGGAGGAACAGGGCTGCGTCGACGGCGTACGCCTTTCGCAGGCGCTGCGTCGGTTCGGCGCTGCTCGTCGCCAACTGCCCGATCCGATACAGGCACGGGGCGGCGAAGTTGTCCTGCAGATGGTGCAGATGCTTGACGAAGCGAGGTCTCGCCGATGACCGGGCTGTCGACGTGGTGGCCGAAGCAGTTGGAGCGCATGAGGCCTTTCACGCTGCGACGCGGTGTCGAGGCAATGCGAGCGCTTTTGCCGGGTCGGCGCAGATTTCGCCAGCCTTGAGCCCCAGCTTGACGGCGATTTCGTGCGCCTGGCCGCGGACACATTTTTTCCGGCCGCCCAGCACCTCGAATACGAGATTGGGAGAGAATTTGTTCGCGATCGCCCACTGGGTGATCGAGATACCTTTCGATTGAAGCTCCGCGCGGGCTTCAGCGGCGGTACGCAGTTTCATTGAAGCTCCTGTTAAGGGGCTGTCGGCGCCGGGGAAAGTGCCGACTAGGTTGCCGTTCGTGGTGGGACGGTGTGAGTGAAGTATGGTATGCGTTTGATTACCTGTCAAGCGCCAATTAGGTAATCGTATGGATTCGATAGGCGAGCGCCTGCGCGAAGAGCGTGAGCGGTTGGGGTATAGCCAGACGGCATTCGGGGCGCTGGCGGAGGTGACCAAGCAATCGCAGATCAAGTACGAGAAAGGCGAGCGTTCGCCGGACGCCAGCTACCTCGCGGCAATCATGCGTGTCGGGGCGGATGTCCAGTACATCGTCGGGGCGATACGATCGTCGATGGCGTTGGCGCCTGATGAACAGGAACTCGTCTCGCGGTACCGGTCCGCCTCGCTTGAGGTGAAAGCCGCTGCGATTGGCGCGCTTGCGGCCGCAAGCACGACGCGTCAGGAGCAGGTCTTTCACGGGTCCGTAGGACAGGCCGTAAAGGTCGAGGGAAACCTCGATCAGCAGGGGATCAGTTTTTTCGGTAAAGGCAAGAAAAGAAAATGACCAATGACGCTAACGGGAAACAGGAGTTCAACAAGCCGGTCGGGCAAGCCATACAGGCCGGTGAAGCGAACATCTCCGATCAATCGTTGAATGTCCGGGCAGGCTCCATCGGAAACGTCGTCAATGGCGATTTCGTCGACGTTAACCACGGCTCGCCGATCTCGAATAGCAACGTCGTGAACCTCCAGTTCGGGTCAAAAGAAGCGGAAGTTGGGTTCGTCTCTAACCATCAAAAGCGCGTGATCATGGAACTGGTCGGAAAGATCGCGGCGTTGACAGGGAGTGACATTGGCACCGTTTCGGGGACAGTGTGCGCTCGCGCAGGTGCGGGGCGGATCAAATTGATCCGAAGCGACCGGTACGTCGATATCGAGCAGTACCTGACGACCTGGCTGAATCGAGTGAGCATCCAGTCCGCGACGCCGAACGGCGAGCAATCGACGCCCGTTAACGAGAACGTTTGCGAAGGCTCTCGCCCAGACCTGACAGCGCAACTCTTGCGCGCTCAAGAGCGGCTTGCGTCCACCCGAACGATGCTGAAAGTCACATTGTTCGCGGCGCTTCTCGGCGGCGCCGTTCTCGGCTACTACGGCTGGTCCAGCCATCAAACAATCGACCAGCTCCAGGCGGCATTCGGCGGCTGCCAGTACGCGGGGAAAACGTACGCGATTGGCAGCATCATCGATAACTCCGAAGCGCCCGACATCGAGTGCGTTGTGACGTCGGACGGCAAGCCCGGTATGTGGCGCGATCTCAGCGCCCGACGCAAGCGATGAGAAGTCGCCCAGCGCGATTTAGTCGTGCAGGCTTGAACGAGCATTAATTTCTTCCCGAAACTGCAGGCAGCAAAATGACCAATCCGAAGAACAATCCGAATTCCGACTCCACCAACAAGGGCGTGCCGACGCGTGACAGCGTCGACTACGGTGAGCGGCGCGACTACAACGATATCAACAAGGGTTTCGAAGTGGTCAACACGCTGCCGCCGCCTCCGCCGCTGCCGACACGGGATAACAGCAATGGGAACGACCAATCTTGACCTGCAGTGGCATAACCAGCTCTTCGACATTCGCCGCTCGATCCGGTATCACAACCGCCGGCGCGCGTTTTTCGACCGCCTCGACCAGATGACCAACATGTTGTCGGTGATCTTCGGGTCTACTGCGGTCTACGGGGTGCTTGAGCAGCAATACAAGGCGGTCGCGCTCGTCGCCGCGGGCCTCGTGACGGTGCTGTCCGCGATCAACCTGGTCGTGGGCTCGTCGCAGCGCGCGCGTGCACATGCGGATTTCGCACGCCAGTTCATCGGCCTGGAAAAGCGCATGGCACTTTCGGCGCCGGACGAAAGCGTGTTGCTGGCGGTGCGCGGCGAACGGCTGACGATCGAGGCCGAGGAACCGCCGGTCCTGCACGTGCTCAACGTGATGTGCCACAACGAGCAAATGCGGGCGATGGGATACGCGGACGATCAGCTCGCAAAGGTCGGCTTCTGGCAGCGGATGTTCTCCCAGCTCTTCGATTTTCAGGAGCACGCGCTCCGCTCGTCGAAGCCGTAGATTTCGCCTTGCTACCGGCCGGATGCGTGCCTATGCTGAATGCTCTTCGTCGAGGAGTCCGACATGAGCATTCATCCCGTCATAGCTGCATTTGAGCATCAAGCGAAGATCCTCGACGTGATCGGAGACACGCAGGATTCCGACGACGCAATCGCGCTGCTCGCCGGGTGGATTGACCTTGCGGCCGAGCATTTAACCGAGGACGACGTCTGCGTCCTCGTGAACATCGGCGGGCTGTTGTTTCGCGACGGCCTGCAGCGGAAAAACGCTCGCCTGAGCGGCCCCTAAAGCGGATTAAAAGACCTACCCGTACATGCCGTCCAAGATGACGGTATATCCACTACGGGAGGTCATATGCCCTTCATCAAGCGCTTCCCGCGGCTGACGAGCTGGCTCGTCGCCGCGATCATCCTCGTTGCAGCCATCGCGCTTTTCTCGCCGCAGCAACTGCCCGTCGCCCTCTACAAACTGAGCCTCGTGAGCCTCGCGGCCGTTGTCGCGTACTGGCTCGACCGCGGGCTGTTCCCGTACGCGCGTCCGGACAGCTATCTCGAACATGATTGGCGATACGGCTCGTTCGAGGTGGCAGGCGAAGCGGACTATCGCGTCGTCGCGGGCTACGAGCTGGTATTCGCTGCGGCCATGCTTCGCCGCGCGGTGATCGTCCTCGGCGTCGTGGTCGGCGTCGCGCTGGGCCTCTGATCATGCGCGTGCTGATCGCATTTCTCGTCGTGCTGCTCGGCGCCGCCGCGCCGGCGGCCGCGCAAGTGCCCGCCGAGGCACTGACGTACCGCGCCGAGCTGACGCGCAACGCGCGCGCGGTCTGGGGCATGGATGCGCCTGTCTCGTCGTTCGCTGCGCAAATCCACCAGGAAAGCCGCTGGCGCGCGGACGCTGTCAGCGTCGTCGGCGCGCGTGGCATGTCGCAGTTCATGCCGTCGACGGTCGAGTGGATCGCGGGCGCCTATCCGGCCGAGCTGGGCGAGGCGCAGCCGTTCAATCCGTCCTGGTCCATCCGTGCGCTCGTGCGCTACGACCGGCACCTCTGGGAGCGCATTACGGCGGCCGGCGCATGCGAACGCATGGCGATGACGCTGTCGGCTTACAACGGCGGCCTGGGCTGGGTCTATCGCGATCAGCGCGTGACGGCTGCCGGCGGCGCCGACCGGCAGCGCTGGTTCGGCCATGTCGAGCGCTTCAACGCCGGCCGGCACGCGGCTGCATTCCGCGAGAACCGCGGCTATCCGCGCGTGATCCTGCGCACGTTCGAGCCGCGTTACGTCAAGGCCGGGTTCGGGCCGGGAGCGTGCTCATGAACTTTCCTGTCTTGCTTTCGCGCGGCCAGTGCGCGGCGGTCGCTGTTGGTGCCGCGGCTGTCGGCGCAATTGCCGCTGGCGCGATCGCGTACTTCGGCGGCTACCACGCCGGCGCGCTTGCCGGCGACGCGACGGTCGCGAAGCTCGAACGCCAGTATGCGGACGGTGCACGCGACGCCGTCGAACAAGCGCGCATCAAGGAACGCGCGGAGACGCAGCGCGCGGCGGCGCTCGCCGGCGACCTGTTCGCCGAGAAAGCCCGGCACGCGCTCGAAGTCGATGAACTGAAACGGAGAATTCCCAGTGTCACGAGCCAATACCGCCCGGCGCCGGATGCGCCGCTTCAGGACTTGCCTCGCTGCGTTTTCACTGTCGGCTTTGTCGGCGTGTGGAACGCCGCCGCCGGCGCCGATGGTGTGCCCGCGACCGGTGCTGCCGCCGGAGCTGTTGCGCCGGCCCGCGCCGATGACGCCCTTGATTCCGGGGTACGCCAGGACGACATCCTCGCCCACCACGTCGACGCCAGCCGCCGCAGCCGCGACATCGAATCGCAATTGAACAAGCTGATCGACTACATCGAGGGAGAAAAGCAGTGACGTTACAGGTGGAATTCTGGCAACTGGTGTCGATGCTCGCGACGTTCATCGGCCTTCTGATCGGAGCCGGCAAGGTGTTGCTCGTGCAGATCGAGCGCCACCAGGCCGAGCGTGATCAGAACCAGGAAAAGCAGATCAAGGCGGTACTCGAGCAGATCAGCCGGCAGGCGGACAACACGGCGCGGCTGGAGCGCGACTTTCTGCGATTTCAGGCGGATCTACCGCTGCAATACGTGCGCCGCGAGGACTACGTGCGCAACCAAACCGTCATCGAAGCCAAGCTCGACGCGATCGCGCTCAGATTCGAAAACTTACAACTCCGGGGAAATCAATGACGACCACCAACCCGCTGGGAATCGACCACGCCAAGGTGCGCCGCGAATCGCTGCGCTGGTATCTGATTCTGGCGCTGTACAACGCGCGGCCCGAGGAAGTCGTCGAGGACGTGATCCAGATGACGATGCGCTCCATCTTCGCTGATATCACGGCGCTTGAAGTGCGCAAGGAACTGGACTACCTCGCCGATCGCGTGCTGGTGAAGCTGCGCAAGGAGCCGTCCGGGCGCTGGTGGGGCGACCTCACGCGCTACGGCGTCGACATCGCCGAGTACACGATCGATTGCGAGCCGGGCATCGCGCGGCCGGCCAAGTACTGGAGCCAGTGACATGGGGCGCAGCAGCGGCGTGCAACGCCTGCCGAAGGCCGTGCGCGAATGGCTCGAAAGCGCGCTCGTTGAGGGTAACTTCACGGGCTACCAGGAGCTGGAGCAAACGCTTCGCGACAAGGGCTACCAGATCAGCAAGTCGGCGATCCATCGGTACGGGCAGCGCATCGAGCGCCGCTTCGCCGCGATCAAGGCGAGCACGGAAGCCGCGCGCATCCTGACCGAAGGCGCAGCCGACGACCAGGACGCCCGTTCCGAGGCCGTGATCGCGCTCGTGCAGACTGAAATGTTCGAGTCCATCGTCAACCTGCAGGAAGCGACCGACGAAGACGCCGATCCGGGCGAGCGTATCGCGCTGCTGTCCAAGGCCGCGAAGAACATCGCGACGCTGGCCCGCGCGAGCGTGAACCAGAAGAAATTCCGCCTGGAGGTGCAGGCGCGCGCGGAAGCGGCCGCCGCGGCCGTCGACAAGGTCGTCAAGAACGGTGGCCTGTCCGATGACGCGGCCGACGCGATTCGTCGTCAGATTCTCGGGATTGCCGGATGACGATCGTCGACACCCGTGCCGATCGTGCGCCGGCCGTACTGCTGCCGTATCAGCAGAAATGGGCCGCCGACACGTCACCCGTCAAGGTCTGCGAGAAATCGCGCCGCGTCGGCTTGTCCTGGGGCGAAGCGGCCGATTCCGCGTTGCTGGCGGCCAGCCAGCGCGGCATGGACGTTTGGTACGTCGGTTACAACAAGGACATGGCGCAGGAGTTCATTCGCGACTGCGCCGATTGGGCCAAGTTCTACAGCCTCGCGGCCGACGAGATCGAAGAAACCGAGGAGGTGTTTCAGGACAAGGACGGCGACAAGTCGATCCTCGCGTACGTGATCCGCTTCGCCTCCGGCTTCCGGGTGACTGCGCTGTCGTCGCGCCCGTCGAACCTGCGCGGCAAGCAAGGCCGCGTGATCATCGACGAGGCAGCGTTCCACGAGCAGCTCGGCGAGCTGCTGAAGGCGGCGATGGCGCTGCTGATGTGGGGCGGTCAGGTCCACATTATTTCGACACACGATGGCGTCGACAACGCGTTCAACGAGCTGGTCACGGATGTCCGTTCGGGCAAGAAGCCGTACAGCCTGCATCGCATCACGTTCGCTGATGCGGTACAGGACGGGCTCTACCAGCGAATCTGCTTGCGCAAGGGCGAAGCCTGGACGGACGAAGGCGAAGCCAAGTGGGTCAAGGATATTCGCGCGTCGTACGGCGCGGATGCCGAGGAAGAGCTGGATTGCGTGCCGAAGAACAGCGGCGGCGCATGGCTTTCGCGCGCGCTGATCGAGTCGCGCATGTCGGCTGATACGCCGGTGCTGCGCTGGGCCTGCAAACAGGGTTTCGAGGTGCTTCCCGATCACATCCGCGCAGCCGAATGCCGCGATTGGCTCGAAGCGACGCTCGGCCCGCTGCTCGCGACGCTCCCGGCCGACGCCCGCTCGTACAACGGCGAGGACTTCGGCCGCACCGGCGACCTGACGGTCCACGTGCCGCTGATCGAACAACAGAACCTGATTCGTCGCGTGCCGTTCATCGTCGAGCTGCGCAACGTACCGTTCCGGCAGCAGGAGCAGATTGCCTTCTACCTGCTCGACCGGCTCCCGCGCTTCACGGGCGGCGCCTTCGACGCACGCGGCAACGGCCAGTACCTCGCCGAAATCGCGATGCAGCGCTACGGCGCATCGCGCATCCAGCAAGTGATGCTGTCGGAGACGTGGTACCGCGAGCACATGCCGCCCGTGAAGGCGGCATTCGAAGATGGCACGCTCGACGGCCTTCCGAAGGATGCCGACGTGCTCGCGGACCTGCGCGCCGTCCAGGTCATCAAGGGCGTGCCGCGCATCCCGGACGTGCGCACGACCGGCCAGGACGACGGCAAGCGTCACGGCGACGCCGCCGTGGCGGTCGCGCTGGCGTATTACGCAAGCCGAGAACTGAACAAGGGGCCGGTGACCGCCAAATCGCGGCGGCGCCGTTCCAGCGTCCGAATGACAGAGGGTTACGCATGAGCAAGGGTTTGTGGGTCAGCCCCACCGAGTTTGTAACGTTCGGCGAGCCGGACACGTCGCTGTCGTCGCAGATCGCGACGCGGGCGCGAAGCATCGATTTCTTCGCGCTCGGCATGTACCTGCCGAACCCGGACCCGGTGCTCAAGGCGCTCGGTAAGGACATTCGCGTCTACCGCGAGCTGCGCGCGGACGCGCACGTCGGTGGGTGCGTGCGCCGCCGCAAGGCGGCCGTGAAGGCGCTTGAATGGGGCCTCGATCGGGGCCAGGCCAAGAGTCGTGTCGCGAAGTCGATCGCCGACGTCTTCGCGGACCTCGACTTGTCCCGGATCGTGACCGAAATGCTGGACGCCGTTCTGTACGGCTACCAGCCTATGGAGATCGCCTGGGGCAAGGTCGGCAAATACATCGTGCCGATCGACGTCGTCGGCAAGCCGGCCGACTGGTTCGTCTACGACCCGGAGAACCAGCTCCGCTTTCGAAGCAAGGACCACTGGGTGCAGGGCGAAGAGCTGCCGGCACGCAAATTCCTGGTGCCGCGCCAGGAAGCGACGTATCTGAACCCGTACGGCTTCCCGGACCTGTCGATGTGCTTCTGGCCGACCACGTTCAAGAAAGGCGGCCTCAAGTTCTGGGTGCAGTTCACTGAGAAGTACGGTTCGCCGATGTTGGTCGGAAAGCATCCGCGCAGCGCGTCGGACGCCGAAACCAACTTGCTGCTCGACCGCCTGGAGGACATGGTGCAGGATGCCGTCGCGGTCATTCCCGACGATTCCAGCATCGAGATCAAGGAAGCGGCCGGCAAGTCCGGTAGCGCCGATGTCTACGAACGCCTGCTGCACTTCTGCCGCGGCGAGGTGTCGATTGCCTTGCTCGGGCAGAACCAGACCACCGAGGCGACGTCGACGCGCGCGTCCGCGCAGGCCGGGCTTGAAGTAACGGACGACATTCGAGACGGCGACAAGGCGATCGTCGTCGAAGCGATGAACATGCTGATCCGCTGGATTTGCGACCTGAACTTTGACGGCGCCGATCGGCCTGTCTTCGACATGTGGGAGCAGGAACAGGTCGACGAGATTCAGGCCGGCCGCGACCAAAAGCTGACGCAAGCTGGCGCGCGCTTCACGCCGGCGTATTTCAAGCGTGCGTACAACCTGCAGGATGGCGACCTGGACGAACGGCGGCTGCCGGTGTCCGCCGTTGATGCTGTGGGTGCCGCATCCTTCGCGGAGTTCGAAGCGCCTGACCAGGACGCGCTCGACGCCGCGCTGAACGCTTTGTCCGCGCGCGACCTGAATGCGGACGCGCAGGCGCTGGTCGCGCCGCTTTTAAAGCGGATTGCGAATGGCGCGAGCGCCGACGAGCTGCTCGGCATGCTGGCCGAGCTGTATCCGAGCCTCGACGCCGACGCGCTGCAGGAGCGGCTTGCCCGCGCGATCTTCGTCGCGAACCTCTGGGGGCGTCTCCATGCCTGAAGCGGTCGACCTCGGCTACTGCATGAAGCTGCCGCCGAAGAAGGCGATTGAGTACTTGCGCAGCAAGGGCTACGAGATCACCTGGGATTGGGAGGAGCTTTGGCAAGACGCCCAGGCGAAGGCGTTCACGGTCGCCAAGGTTACGCGCCTGGACATCCTGCAGGACATTCGCAACGCGGTCGAAACCGCAATCAGCGAAGGCAAGACGCTGCGATGGTTCACGAAGGAGTTGACGCCTGCCCTGCAATCCAAGGGCTGGTGGGGAAAACAGGAGCACGTCGACCAGGACACCGGCGAAGTCAGCCAGGTTCAGCTCGGCAGCCCGTGGCGCCTGCAGACGATCTACCGGACGAACCTGCAGACCGCCTACATGGCCGGCCGCTACGCCGAGCAAATCGCGAACGTCGACGATCGACCATACTGGATGTACGTGGCGATCCTCGACAGCCGCACGCGCCCGAGTCATCGGGCAATGAACGGCAAGGTGTTCCGTTACGACGATCCGTTCTGGCAGTCCTTCTATCCGCCGAACGGCTGGGGCTGCCGGTGCCGCGTGGTTGCGCTGTCGCACGACGAGATCATCGTGCGGGGCATCAAGGTCGAGGTGGCCGGCGACCGCCTCGGCAAGACGCTCAAGCTGGTCAACGAGAAGACCGGAGAACTGCGCGAGGTTGCAACGTTCCGAACCTTCGACCCGGTCACGCGTCGCGAGATCGTCGTGTCGCCGGACGTTGGCTGGAGCTACAACCCCGGCGCCGCAGCGTGGCAGCCTGACCTGTCTCGATACACGGGTGATCTCGGGACGATCGCTAGGAGGGAGTTGCAATGAGCGATTTCGTGACATTCCAGATCGATGACTCGGTCCTGCGCACGCGCCTGCGCCAGCTCGAACAAGCCGGCCACCAGAAGGCGGACGCGATGCGCAAGATCACGCAGGCGCTGGTGTTGGTCACCGAGGACAACTTCGCCGCGCAGGGCCGGCCGCGGTGGCAGGCGCTGTCGGAAGCGACGATCCACATGCGCGTCGGCGGCAAGAAGGCGTACAAGAAAAACGGCGAGCTGACCGCGGCCGCGTCGCGTCGCAAGGCCGGGCTGATGATCCTGCAGGACAGCGGGCAAATGGCCGCGAGCATCTCGACGGATCACGACGACAATTCGGCCGTTATCGGCAGCAACAAAGAATACGCCGCGATTCACCAGTTCGGCGGGCAAGCCGGTCGCGGATTGAAGGTCACGATTCCCGCTCGGCCGTGGTTGCCCGTTACCGCCGATGGCGAGCTGCAACCTGAAGCTGTCGAGCCCGTGCTCAACACCATCCTGCGTCACCTGATGGACGCAGCGAATCGCCGCTAACCTGTCGACGATCGATCGGCGCGCTGCGCGCCTTCGGACCACCCGAGGCGCGCAACGATAGCCGCAGCCCCCTGACGCTGCCTCGTAAAGTTTTATAAAGGCTTTATGGGTTTGGTTCGAACCTGCCGCGCTCCCCGTATTGCGCGTATCGCTCTGGCGCAATCGTAAAGCCGATTAAAAGACCCGTTCCGTTCGTCGCCCGATGATGGGCGCCATGAACGCGAAACCACTCCATATTTTCCGGGCAGGCACGCAGACCGACATGAACGGTCGCGTGCTTGAGTTCGCCGAAACGGATCTCGCCGCGACGGCCGCCGCATACGACCCGAAGGTCCACGAAGCGCCGATCGTCATCGGCCATCCGCGCGACAACGCGCCGGCGTGGGGCTGGGTCGCTTCTCTCTCGGCGTCGGCCGGCAACCTGCAGGCCGAGCCGACCCAAGTCGATCCGGCGTTCGCCGAACTCGTCAGCGCTGGGCGCTTCAAGAAGATCAGCGCCAGCTTCTATCACCCCGATTCGCCGCACAACCCGACGCCCGGCGTCTACTACCTGCGCCACGTCGGCTTTCTGGGCGCGCAGCCGCCGGCCCTCAAGGGCCTGCGCGACGTCAATTTCAGCGACGGCAACGAAGGCGTCGTCGAATTCAGCGACTGGGGCCAGGAGCTGAACGCCGGCCTCTGGCGCCGCCTGCGCGAATGGCTGCTGACGCAATTCGGCCAAGACACCGCAGACCTGGTCATCCCCGACTGGCAGATCGAGTCGATCCGCGAGGTCGCGCGGCAAGACGATGCGCCGACCAGCGCATTCGCCGAGCGCGGCGCGGCAACCAAACCCACTACCACTCAGCAGGAGAAACCCGCAGTGACCCCCGAGGAAAGGGCCGCCCTGGAGGCCGAAAACAACCAGCTCAAGCAGCAGCTCGCCGACTCGCAAGCACGCGAACGCAAGGCTGCCGATGATCGCCGCCACGGCGAGCACGTGTCGTATGCCGAGACGCTCGTCGCTGGCGGCACGCTCGCCCCGAAGCACAAGGATGCCGTCGTGGCCGTGCTCGATTTCGCGGCGCGCGAGCCGTTCGAGTTTGGCGAAGGCGATGCCAAGCAACCGCTGGCGACCGCATTCCGGTCGTTTCTCGGCGAGTTGCCGAAGGTCGTCGACTTCAGCGAACACGCCACGCGCGAACGCGCTGGCGTGACGGCGACTGGCGCCGACACCGTCGAGTACGGCGAGAACGTCGACCCGAAACGCGTCGAGCTGGACACCCGCATTCGCGCATACATGCGCGAGCACAACGTCGACTATGCGGCCGCCGCAAACGCGGTGATCCGCTAACCACCGGCGAAAGCCACTGCAAAGGCCATTGAGCCAGGAGAAATGATGGGACGTCTCTCGAAACTGCGAATCGTCGACCCGGTGTTGACGAATCTCGCGATCGGCTACACGAACGCCGAATTCATCGGCCAGACCCTGATGCCGATCGTCGAAGTGGAAAAGGAAGGCGGCAAGATTCCGAAGTTCGGCAAGGAATCGTTCCGCCTCTACCAGACGGAACGTGCGCTGCGCGCGAAGTCGAACCGCATGAATCCGGAAGACATCGGTAGCGTCGACGTGAACCTCGACGAGCACGATCTCGAATATCCGATCGACTACCGCGAAGACCAGGAATCGGCGTTCCCGCTGGAACAAGCCGCTGTCCAGACTGCGACCGACGCGATCCAGTTGCGCCGCGAAAAGATGGTCGCGGACCTCGCGCAGAACCCGAGCAGCTACGCCGCGGGCAACAAGAAGCAACTCAGCGCGACCGAGAAATTCACCGCGGCCAACAGCGATCCGGTCGGCGTCATCGAAGACGGCAAGGAAGCGATCCGCACGAAGATCGGCCGCCGGCCGAACACGATGGTGATCGGCGCGTCGGCCTACAAGACGCTGAAGTCCCACCCGCAGCTCATCGAGAAGATCAAGTACTCGATGAAGGGCATCGTGACCGTCGACCTGCTGAAGGAAATCTTCGAGGTCGAGAACATCGCGGTCGGCGAAGCCATTTACGCCGACGACAAAGACCGTTTCACCGACATCTGGGGCGCCAACATCGTGCTCGCCTACGTTCCGCTGCAGCGTGGCGGCCAACAGCGCACGCCGTACGAGCCGTCCTACGGCTACACGTTGCGCAAGAAAGGCAATCCGGTCGTCGACACGCGCATCGAAGACGGCAAGCTCGAACTGGTGCGGGCCACGGACATTTTCCGGCCGTACCTGCTCGGCGCGGACGCCGGCTACCTGATCTCGGGCATCAACGGCTGATCGCTCGCGGCACCGAATCCCGTACTGACCACGTCTCGCCTTCGGGCGAGACCCACCCGAACGGAACATGACTCATGAAAACGCATCAACCGATCCTTACCACGTCCGTTACCGCTGTCGCCGGCCTGAACCGCTTCCAGTTCGTCGGCTTCGATGGTGGCGTGTGCGCAGCCGGCGCGAAGGCGCTCGGCGTTGCCGAAGCGACCGCCGATGTCGGCGAACAAGCGTCAGTCAACCTGCTCGGCGTCATCCTGGTCATGGCCGGTGCGCCGGTGGACCAGCACGCCGAAGTCGAGGCGGACGCGGCCGGTCAGGCCATTCCGAAGGCGACCGGCGCATCGAACGGCTACGCGCTCGATGCGGCGACGGCGGCCGGCGACGTGATCCGCATCCTGCGGGGCATTTGACGTGCGTTATTGCACGCTCGCCGACCTGAAGCTGGCCGTGCCGGAACGGACGCTCATTGAGCTGACGAACGACACGACCACCGACTACGGCGCACCGGCGCCGACGACGATCAACACCGACATCGTCGAAAGCGCCGTGCGCCAGGCGGAGGAAATCGTCGACGCGCACTTGCGCGGCCGCTACAACCTGCCGCTGTCGCCGGTGCCGACGGTCATCAAGGATGTCACGGTCAATCTGGCCCGGCACTGGCTATATGCCCGTCGACCGGAAGGCGCCGCGCTCCCGGACACGGTGTCGCAGACCTTCAAGGCGTCGATGCACATGCTCGAAAAGATCCGCGACAACAAGCTGACGATCGGCGACCCGAGCGGCCCGGCGACGCCCGAACCCGGCGAGATGAAGGTACGCGCCCGCCGTCGCCAGTTCGACGCGGACCTGTTGGAGCGCTTCTGATGGCGACGACGCTTGAAATGGTCGACTCCGTCGTAGCGAGGCTTCGCGTCAAGCTGCCTGCGCTGGTGACGGAGTACTTCCCGGAGCGCCCGGACGACTACCGGCTCAACCATGCGATCGGCGCGTTGCTGGTCAGCTATCCGGGCAGCCAGTACGACACGACCGTCGACACCGACATGGTTGTTCAGCCGCGGCGGGTGAAGTTCGCCGTCGCGATCGTGCTGCGCCAGCTCAACGGCCGCGGCGGTGCGATTGACGTGCTCGATCACGTTCGCACCGCCCTGGTGGGCTTCCGCCCGCCGGACTGCAAAAAGCTCGCGGCGGTCAGCGACAAGTTTCTCGGTGAGTCGGCCGGCCTGTGGCAGTACGTGATCGAGTTTTCGGCGGGCGCCGTGATTGTCGAAGACGCGGAGCCGAACGACGGACCGCTGTTGACGCAAGTTACCTACGAGGAGGAATCATGAAATACCAGTACAGCGGACCGACCAGCGGCGTCACGCTGCAGGACGGCGACGACGTCCAGGAAGTGATGCTTCACACGGGCGCGGACGTCGAGCTGCCCGAAGACCACGAGTACACGGCGACGCTGCTCGCGATGGGCTACCTGAAGCCGGCCGCAGCGCCGTCGACCAAGCCCGCGCGCGCCAGCGTGCCGGAAGACCAACCGAAGACCGCGGCAAACGCGGTCGCCGTGAAGGGAGTCTGAGCGATGGCGGCAAACTATTTGCATGGCGTCGAGACCATTGAAAAGGAAACCGGCTCGCGGCCCGTCAAGGTCGTGAAGTCGGCCGTCATCGGCCTGATCGGCACGGCGCCGGTCGGGCCGGTCAATACGCCGGTGCAGTCGCTGTCCGACGTCGACGCCGCCCAGTTCGGGCCGCAGCTCACGGGTTTCACGATCCCGCAAGCGCTCGACGCGGTCTACGACTACGGCAGCGGCACGGTGATCGTGATCAACGTGCTCGATCCGGCAGTCCACAAGAGCAACGCGGCAAGCGAGCCCGTCACGTTCGACGCGGCAACCGGTCGCGCAAAGCTCGCGCATCCGGCCGCGGCGAATCTCGTGCTGAAGAACGATTCGGGCAGCGCGACGTACGTCGAAGGCACCGATTACGCTGTCGACCTGGTCAACGGCATCATCACCCGGATCAAGACCGGCACGATTCCGGCTGGCGCGACGGCGGCCAAGGCGACCTACGACTACGCGGACCCGACGAAGGTCACGGCAGCGGACATCATCGGCGCCGTGAACGCGGCCGGCATGCGCACGGGGATGAAGGCGCTGAAGGACACGTACAACCTGTACGGCTACTTCTCGAAAATCCTGATCGCGCCGGCGTATTGCACGCAGAACTCGGTCTCGGTCGAGCTGGAAGCGGTGGCCGTGCAGCTCGGGGCGATCGCGTACATCGATGCGCCGATCGGCACGACGCTTGCGCAGGCGCTGGCCGGGCGTGGCCCGGCGGGCACGATCAACTTCAACACGTCCAGCGACCGCGTACGCCTCTGCTACCCGCACGTGAAGGTCTACGACACCGCGACCAACGCGGAGCGCCTGGAGCCGCTCTCGTCGCGTGCGGCGGGCCTTCGCGCACGTGTCGACCTGGACAAGGGCTACTGGTGGTCCAGCTCAAATCAGCAGCTCGTCGGCGTGACGGGCGTCGAGCGGCCGCTGTCGGCGATGATCGACGATCCGCAATCGGACGTGAACATGCTCAACGAACAGGGCATCACGACCGTTTTCAGCTCGTACGGCTCGGGCCTGCGCCTGTGGGGCAACCGCACGGCGGCATGGCCGACCGTGACGCACATGCGCAATTTCGAGAACGTGCGCCGTACGGGCGACGTCATCAACGAGTCGCTGCGCTACTTCAGCCAGCAGTTCGTCGACGCGCCGATCGACCAGGGGCTGATCGACTCGCTCGTCGAATCGGTGAACGGCTTCGGCCGCAAGCTGATCGGCGACGGCGCGCTGCTCGGCTTCAAGGCATGGTTCGATCCGGCCCGCAACCCGAAGGAGGAGCTGGCGGCCGGCCACCTACTCATCAACTACAAGTACACGGTGCCGCCGCCGCTCGAACGTCTGACGTACGAGACCGAGATCACCTCGGAGTACTTGCTCACCCTGAAGGGAGGTAACTGATCATGGCGGGTGGCGTCCAAATCAACCGGATCACGAACGCCAACGTGTATCTGAGCAACAATTCGATGCTCGGCAAGGCTGAAGAAATCAAGCTGCCGGACATCCAGGCGATCATGGCCGAGCATAAGGCGCTCGGCATGATCGGCAAGGTCGAGCTGCCGGGCGGCCTGGACAAGCTCGAAGGCGAGATCAAGTGGAACTCGCTGTATGCCGACGTGGCGAAGGCGATGGCGAATCCGTTCAAGGCCGTTCCGCTGCAATGCCGGTCGAACATCGAGACGTATGGCGCACAAGGCCGCGTGCGGGAAGTCAGTCTCGTGACGTACCTGACCGTGATGTTCAAGAAGAACCCGCTCGGCACGTACAAGCAACACGAGAACGCTGACTTCAGTTCCGCGTTCGGCGCGACCTACATCAAGCAGGTCATCGACGGCGAGGAGGTGCTGGAGCTGGACTATCTGGCGAACATCTTCCGCGTCGGCGGCGAAGACATGCTGGCCGACTTCCGCGCCAACATCGGCGGCTAACCCAACACCTCCGCAGTCGTTGTCGTCTTGGCCCGCTTCGGCGGGCCTTTTTTAATCTGCGCTGAAAGTGCGAACGCGCGCGCGAATCGACAATGTGTGCTCTACCACCACGGAGCACGTCGTGAAAATCCCCCTCAAATTCCCCGTCAAACTCGCTACCGGTCAGACGCTCACGGAACTGAACCTGCGTCGCGGCAAGCGCAAGGAAATGGCACTCGCGGCCAAATACAGCAACGATCCGGGTGAACAGGAAGACTTTCTGCTCGCCACGCTGACCGGTCTCACCGTCGAAGACATCGGCGAACTCGATCTCGCCGACTCGAACCGGCTCATGGACTCTTTTCGTCGCATGGTTGAGGGACGGGATACCGCCGGAGATGCGGGCGCCCAGCGATCAGCCGTCGAGCAAGGAAACGCAGACGCTGGACTCGGCGCTGCGACCGCTGGATGAAGTGTTGCTACTGGTGCTGCAGATTCAGCCGTCCGAGATCGCTGAACTGGATATGGACGACTACTGGCACTGGATCGACGCCGCAGAGCGGGAAATCAAGCGGCGCGTCGACGCGACAAAGCAAACCTGATGTCAGGCGGCCCGGCGCCCGAGCCGGCCGCAAAGCCACACGATGGCCTTGATCACCGCCGCAATGAGGTAGGAGCCGGCCACGACGGCCGGCCCGAGAAAGGCAAACCCGAAAAACGCCACGATGCCGAACACGATCGGCACGGACCACCAGGGCAGTTCGATGAACAGCCAGACGGCGAGCACGACGCCGGCAATCGCGATCACGGTGTAGGCAATGCCTTCGGCGATGGACTGGATGTTCATAAGCGGCCTCGTCACTTTCCGGTAAAGGTATGGCAAGCGAATTCTATATTGGCGTAAAGATCGGCGCGACGCTACTCGGTAGCTTCGGCGCCGCGCTTTCCGGCACGCGCACGACGCTGAACGGCCTCGGCCGCGTCGCCGACGAGCTGCGCGCGAAGCATACCCGCCTGGGGGATGCGATGGCGCGGGCCGTGGCGCATCCGATGCGCAACATTGCCGAGCTGCGCGGCCAGTACGATCGCCTGGGACGGACCATCGATCAAGTCCAGGCGAAGCAAGCGGCCCTTGCGACGCGGCTCGCGCGCGGCGCTACGCTGCGCGAGCAGCGCCAAGGGCTCGGTGCGGACATGCTCGGCACGTATGCGACAGCGGTCGCGACGGCCGCGCCCGTCATCGGGGCCGTCAGGCAGGCGGCGAACTTCGAAGCCGGGCTTCGCGACATCGCGATCACCGGCAACCTGACCCGCGATGAAGAGTTCCGGATCGGCGAGACGATGCGCCGCGCGGCCCTTGCCACGAGCCAGGGCCACAACTCCATTCTGGAAGGCGTCGGCACGCTGGTCGCTGCCGGCATGGACGCGAAGGAAGCTGGTCAGAAATCGAACCTGCTCGGGCGCGTGGCGACAGCCACGAACGCCGACATGAAAGACCTCGCCGGCATGGTGTACTCGTTCTCCGAGACGCTCGGGATCAAGGGTGATGCTGCACTGAAGGAAGCCTTCAACCGCGCCGCGTATGGGGGCAAGCTTGGCCGGTTCGAGCTGAAGGACATGGCGAAGGCCCTGCCCGAAATGACCGCGGCGTTTGCGGCCAAGGGCATCAAGGGCCAAGACGCGCTGACGCAGATCATCGCCAGCCTCGAAGTCGGCCGCGAAGGCGCCGGTAGCGGCGACGAGGCCGTGACGAACCTGCGCAACTGGCTGTCCCACATGAACGCCAAGGCGACCATCGACGCGTACAAGAAGGCTGGCATCGACTACCAGAAGTCCATGTCCAATCTCGTCGCCGGCGGCTATTCGAGCTACGAAGGCTCGCTGCAGATCGCACAGAAGTTCATCGCCTCGCGCGGCGACGCGTTCATGAAACAGTGGAAAGCGGCCGGCGCCAAGGGCGATGAGGAAGCGCAGCGCAAGCTGATGGAGAGCTTCGGCCTGAATGAGGTGTTCCAGGACATCCAGACCATCAACCACTTGCTCGCGATGCGTCAGGGCTGGGACAAGTATCAGCAGAACAAGAAAGACATGGGTAGCGCGCAGGCGCTGAACACCATCGACCAGGACTACGCGCGCCGCGCGGAGCTGGCGACCGTCGCGTGGGGCCGTTTTCAGACGCAGATTGCGGACCTCGGGATCACGGTCGGCCGCGCGCTGCTGCCGTCGCTCACCGACCTGATGAACACGGTCACACCGCTGATCCAGCGCACCGCGCAGTTCGCGGCGGCCCATCCCGGCCTGATCCGCGGCGTGGTCGGTTTCGCAACGGCCGTGATCGGCATGAAGGTCGCGACGCTCGCGGCCGGCTGGGGTCTGAACTTCTTCGTCAAGTCGCCGCTGAATATGGTCAGCACGGCATTGACGACGGTCGGGGCGAAGTGGACGCTGTTTCGCGCGCTCTGGGCCGGTGGCGGCTCCCGCCTGTCCACCGTGTTCCAGATTTTCGGCCTGGGCGCGGGCACGGCCGGCAAGCTCGCGGCCGCGTTCGGTCGTGCAGGGAGTCTGTTTATGGGATTCGGACGCGGCGCGCTGGTCGTTGGCCGCGCGTTGCTCCCTTTCGGCCAAGGCATGCTGATGACGTTTATCGGCCCGCTGCGGCTGCTCGCCCAGGGCGGGATGCTGCTGGCCCGCGTCCTGGGCGGCCAGCTCGTCAACGGCCTGATGCTGGCTGGCCGCACGGTGCTCTGGCTGGGCCGCGCGTTGATGCTCAATCCGATCGGGATTGCCATTACCGCGATCGCCGTCGGCGCGTACCTCGTCTACCGTTACTGGACGCCGATCAAGCAGTTCTTCGGGGGTATCTGGAACTCGATTCGCACCGCGTTCGCGGGCGGGATCGGTAGCGTCACGCGGTTGATCATCAACTGGTCGCCGCTCGGTCTGTTCTATCGTGCGTTCGCGGGTTTGCTCGGGTGGTTCGGTATCGGGCTCCCGAAAACCTTCACCGATTTCGGTTCGCACCTGATCGACGGCCTGGTCAACGGCATTCGGAACCGCTTCACCTCGGCGAAGAACACGCTGATCGAGTTCGGCAGCAACGTGAAGGCTTGGTTCGCGAACACGCTGGGAATCAAGTCGCCGTCCCGCGTGTTCATGGGCTTCGGCGACAACATCGCCCAGGGCGCCGCGATCGGCATCGGCCGCTCGTCGTCGGTCGCCGCGCGCGCGGCCGCCGGCATGGCGACACAGGCGGCGGCCGCTGCGTCCCTGCAGCGCATCAATGCAGCTCGTGGCGGCTCGCCGCTTGGCGCACCGGTAGCCGGCTCTGGGATCACGGTCCATTTCTCACCAACGATTACGGTCCAGGGCGGCTCTCCGGACGGCGTCAAGGATCAGGTCAAGCAAGGGCTCAACCTGTCGCTGCGCGAGCTTGAGCGCATGCTCGACAACCTGCTCGCGCAGCGCGAGCGCCGCGCGTACAGGAGCTGACGTGTTTGCAATTCTTGGTGATATCGAGTTCGAGCTGATCGGCTACTTCGACGGGTTCGATGCGACCTTCGGCGCCGATTACGCCGAACACGCGCTGCTGCAGGGCAAGCCGCGGCTGCAGCGCATTGGCGACAAGCTCGACGAGATCCGGATCGCGCTGTCGTTCCACTACTGGTACTGCGATCCGGAAGCTGAGCTGGCGAAGCTGCGCGCGGCGGTGAGCGCGAAAAAGGCCATGGCGCTGGTGTTCGGCAACGGCGATTACAAGGGCTGGTTTGTGCTGACCGAGGTGCAGTCGACCAGCAAGCAGACCGACACGTCGGGAACCGTGCTGTCGCTCGACGCGAGCATCACGTTGCGCGAGTTCGTCGGCGACAAGAAAAATCCGCTCAAGCCTCCGGCCGTACAACCCAAGGTGCCGCCGGCGGCCGCACAGGCAGTCTCCAGCGTCACGTCGGCGGTGGCCACCGCACGAGGCACGATCCAGCAAGCGGTGACCTGGGCGAACCAGGCGCAGTCCGCGATGCGCGTGGCCGTCGACGCGGTCAAGGTCGTCCAGAAGCTAAAAGACGATCCGTTCGCCGCGTTGAGCCGTTCGTCGAGCGTGCTGACCAACATCAAGCAAGCCGCTGACCCGCTGGCGAAGCTGTCGCCGGCGCTTGCGTCCCTGACCGATCAGATTCCCGAGGCGGCCGGCATCCTGCGCGCCAGCAATACCGCGCTGGATGCAGTCCGATCGGCGCAAGGCGGCTTGGCGAACGCGACGATCGGGACGATTGCCGGTGCGATCGACCGGGCCGCCGGGCAGCTCTCGACGGCGACCGGTGCGCTGAGTTCCGCGGCGCCGAGCCTGAGCAAACTGGCCGCGCAAGTCGCGACGCGGAGGATTTGATGTTTCTGACCCACATCACAACCGAGGGCGAACGGTGGGATCAAATCGCCTACCGGTATTACGGCGACCCGTTTGCCTATGAGCGGATCGTTGCCGCGAACCCGAATGTGCAGATCACGCCGGTGCTCGCGAGTGGCATTGCGCTGTCGATTCCGGTCGTTGCGGCCGACGATATAGCCGATGAGGAGCTTCCGCCGTGGATGCGGTGATCGACACCCCGACGTCGGTTGCCGACGTCCCTGAGCCCGTTTTCACGCTCGTGTACGAGCAGAAGAACATCACCAACGACATCGCGCCCTACGTGGTGTCGGTGGCGTATACCGACTTCCTTTCCGGCCAGTCCGACGAAATTGAGGTCGTGCTCGAAGACACGGACGGCCGATGGCTCGATGCGTGGTATCCGGGGAAAGGCGACGCGCTGACGCTGAAGATCGGCTACACGGGCGCGCCGTTGCTCGCGTGCGGCCGATTCGAGATCGACGAGATTGGCTTCGACGACCCACCCTCGACCGTCACGATCCACGGGCTCGGCACCGGCGTGAAAGCGTCGGTTCGAAGCCGTAAGGCCAAGGCGTACGAGCACACGACGCTGGCTACGATCGCGGCGCGCGTCGCGAAGCGGAACCACCTGACGCTCACCGGTCGGATTCGGGATATTCGCATTGACCGAGTCACCCAGTACCAGGAACAGGACGTCGCGTTTCTGACGCGGCTCGCACGCGAATACGGGTATGCGTTCAAGATTTCAGGCAGCAAGCTCATCTTCAGCGAACTGGCCGACCTGCGAGGAGCCGATGCTGTGCTGCAGTTCAAGCGCGATGACCTGAGATCAATCCGCCTGCGCGACAAGATCAAGGATGTCTACGCCCAGGCCAAGGTCGGCTACCACAACCCGAAGACGAAGAAGCTTGTCGTCTACGGCGTGACCGGCGATTCCGTGGGCGTCGTCGGTCAGTCCGAGGTGGCTGCGGGCAAGCGAAAACAGTCCGGTCAGTCGACGAGCGGCGACACGCTGCGGCTTTCCGCGCGGGCCGGCTCCAAGGCAACGCTGCAGACGAAGGCACGTGCGGCGCTCGATCGGACGAACCTCAAGCAGACTGGCGGATCGGTTGAGATGCGGGGCGACACGAAGCTGGCCGCCGGCGCGTCGATCGAGCTGCTCGAACTCGGGAAGCTGTCCGGCAAATACTTGATCGAGTCGGCGCGGCATCGTCTCGATCGCGGCGGCGGCTACCAAACCGAAGTCGAGCTGAAGCGCTCGGCGATCGCCGTCCAGGCCGGCAAAGGCGGCGGCACAACGCCGAAGAAATCCACCAAAGGGCTCCAGGTCTACGGCGTCACGGCGAAAGGCGACGTCGGCGTCGTTGGAACCACGCCCGTAGCGGCGAAAGGTAAGAAAAAATGAGCGAGACCCTCGACGAGTTCGGCGCGACGATCAAGTTCGGCACGGTCAGCGCGTCGAAGCCTGGCTTCGCGCGTGTACGGCTGACCGACCTCGGCAACATGAGGACCATGTGGTTGCCGATCGCCTACCCGAAGACGCTGGCCGATCAGGCTTGCTGGACCTACGATAACGGCGAACAGGTCGCCGTGCTCCTGGACAGCCGGTGCGAGGACGGCGTCATTCTCGGTGCCATCTACTCCGACGCCGATCGCCCGCCCGTCACGGACCCGAACAAGTTCATCGTCCGCTTCAACGATGGCGCGATGCTCGAGTACGATCGCGCGACCCACACGCTGACGTGCTCGGGCATGCAGTCTGTGATCGTGGACTCGAAGTCCGAAATCTTGCTGCGTGCGGCCGACAAGGTGACGGTCGACGTGCCGGAGGCCGAGTTCACGCGTAACGTGACGGTCAAGGGGAAGCTGACTTACCAGGGCGGGATGGCCGGATCGGGCGGCGATGGCGCCGTGCTGACGGGCAACGTGAACGTCGACGGCAACGTGAGCGCGACCGGCACCATCATGGACGCCGGCGGCAACTCGAATCACCACTCCCACTGAGCTTTTAGCCGGCTTTAATATCCCCCCGACTGGTCGCGCGGCAACATGGCCGCATGACCCAGCTCTCCGACATCACCTCCGTTCATTGGCAGCCGGCCCTTAACCGCGAAGGCGTTGTTGAGGGCGTGGACGACATCGACCAGGCGATCCGCTTGATTCTCGGGACACCCCAGGGCAGCGATCCGCATCGCCCCGAGTTCGGCTCCAAGCTCTATCTGTACCTCGACATGCCGATCGACCGCGCCACGCCGCACGTTGTGCGCGAGTCGGTCGACGCAATCCGCCGCTGGGAACCGCGCTGCGAGGTCGTGCGAGTCATCCCGTCCATCACCGAGTCGCGTGAAACGATCCGCGTCCAGTGGCGCCTCGCGGACGGCGTCATTCGTGAGACGGAGGTGCCGCGATGACGCTCAGCGAACCGGATTTCATCGCTCGCGACCCGGAAGTCATCACGGCCGAGATCGTGGCCGACTACGAGGCTCGCACCGGCAAGACACTGTATCCGGCGCAGGTCGAACGCGTCCTGGTCGACATCATTGCGTACCGCGAAACGCTCGTGCGCGTCGGTATCCAGGAGGCCGCGAAACAGAACCTCGTCGCGTTCGCGCGCGCTCCCATGATTGACTACCTTGGCGAGCTGGTGGGGGTTACCCGACTACCGGCGCAGCCTGCGAAGACGGCGCTGCGATTTTCGGTCGACGCCGCGCTGCCGTCGAATCTGCTGATCGCCGCCGGTACGCGTGTCGAGACAAGCGATGGCGCGGTCTCGTTCGCGACCGACGTCGACGTGACGCTCGTCGCCGGCCAGTTGTCCATCGACGCGGCCGCGACCTGCGAAACCCCCGGTTCGATCGGAAATGGCTGGCAGCCGGGTCAACTCGGCTCGCTCGTCGACGACCTGGGCGACGTCGACGTGACGGTCGCCAACACCAAGGTCAGCGCGGACGGGTATGAGCAGGAAGGCGACGATCGCCTGCGCGAGCGAATTCGCCTCGCACCAGAAGCGTTCAGCACGGCCGGCTCGCGGCTTGCCTACGTGTTCCACGCAAAGAGCGCGCATCAGTCGATCGTCGATGTCGGCGTAATCGGTCCGGAAATGGAAATGCGCGATGGCCGGCTGGTTTCCGTCAATGGTGTACCACCCGGCAGCGTCCAGGTCTATCCGCTTGTCGACACGGGTCTGCCGAGCGAAGCAATTCTCCAGCTCGTCCGCGACAACCTGACCGACGAGCGCCGGCGGCCGCTGACCGATTACGTCGACGTTCGCTCGCCGACACCGGTCGACTATGCAATCGATGTCCGCCTGACGCTGTACAAGGATGCCGATGCTGACACGACGATTGCGCAGGCACGCGAGGCAGCAGAGGCTTACCGAGCCGATCGCGCGGCCGGCCTGGGCCGCGACATCGTCCCGCGCCAACTTAGCCGCGCCGTGCAGGTCTCGGGCGTATACGACGTCGACTTGCCGGGCCTCGCGCTGCGCGTGCTGACAGGTAGCGAGTGGGCGCGGTGTACGAGCGTCAGCGTGATTCCAGTCGGGGTGGCGAATGGCTGATCTTCTGTTGCCGCCTGCGCTGGCGAAAGACCCGCGCTTCAAGGCGTTCGCCCAGTTGACCGAGCGGCTCGACAACATCGATCTGTCGCCGCTCCTGGTCTACCTGATCGACGGTGTCGACGCGTCGGCGCTGCCGTTCCTTGCTGACCAGTTCTCCGTCATGGGCGAGGACGGCTGGAGCCTCGCCGAGTCAGAGGATGCCAAGCGAGCGCTGATCAAGGGGGCAATCGAGCTGCACCGCTACAAGGGCACGCCCTGGGCGGTCAGAGAGGTGATCCGGCGCCTGGGCTTCGGCGAGGTCGAACTTGTCGAGGGCATCGGAGGTGCCTACTACGACGGGAAACGTCGTCACGACGGCGCAATGGTCTATGGCGGCAACGGTTTGTGGGCCGCCTACCGGGTGATCCTGCTCGATCGCGCCATCACCAATGATCAAGCGGCCTTGCTGCGCACGACGTTGGCCGCGTTCGCGCCGGCGCGCTGCGTACTTGCCAGTCTCGAATACCGTCGCGTGCCGGTGCGCTATAACGGCGCGGCTCACTACGACGGACAGTACAACCACGGGAGCAGTTAATGGGCAAACTCGTCGAATCTTCCCAATGGGAGGAAGACCTTTACCAAATCGAAACAGGCGATCCGGTCGAAGGCGGCCCGGACGGCGTTTCGAACAAGCAGGCCAAGCAGCTCGGCGGCCGCACGCGCTACCTGAAAGCGCAGGTCGAGCAGTCGCAGACAGGCCTCGCGCAGCACATCGCCGCGACCGACCCGCATTCGCAATACGCATTAAAGACGGATCTTGCGGACAAGCTTGCGGCCTTGGTCGGGCAGTCTCCTGCGTCACTTGATACGCTGAAGGAACTGGCGGACGCACTTGGAAATGATCCGAATTTTGCAACGACGGTTCTGAATGCGCTCGCCTTGAAGGCCGCGCTCGACTCGCCGACATTTACCGGTGCTACGAAAGGGCCGACAGCGCCGCAGTTCGACAGCAGCACGAGGCTTGCAACGACCGCCTTCGTCCAGGGTGCGCTCGGGAATTTCCGCAATCAGATCGGGCTTAGCGCGGCAACGACGCTGAATGCAAATGCGTGGGGCAACGCATATACGCTCTTCGGAGGTTCGACGTACAACGTGACCTTGCCGGCACTCTCATCGGGGGTTAACGGAGCGGCGATTCAATTCTCGAATATCGGTTCGACTGCATATACGTTGGTGGGGGCCGGTGCCGATTCAATTTTCAATGGCACCACGTCCAACACGCTCGTTCTCAATCCGGGCGACACGGTCACGTTGGTTTCGGCCGGCGTGTGGGTCATGTTCGGCGGCTCGATGTCGCTGCTGGCGTCGGGGGTGATGAGTGGGCCGGGTTGGAGAACTCAGCCGCAATTGGACAACAGCACGAAGCTCGCGACTACGGCTTTCGTAAAGCAGGCGGGTGAATCGTATTCCAACATCCAGGGCATTTCCAATACAGCAGCATTGAACAACGGTCACGTGGGAGCGTTCATTTGGGCATACGGCGCCGGCAGTACTCTGACGTTGCCGCCGGTGGCTGGCGTTCCAAACGGCGCGACCGTTACTATCGGAACGCCGGTCGGCGTGACCATCAAAGGCAATGCATCGGAGAGCATCAACAATCAGTTCGCAGCGACTTCGAACACGCTCGGCCTGAACGCAGGAGAACAAGCTCAGTTCGTCAGCAACGGTAGCGCGTGGTTCTTGTCCAGCTACTCGACAGTTCTCGGCTTAACGCCCACCGCTGGCGATAACAGCACGAAGCTGGCGACGACCGCATTCGTTCAGCAAGCAAACTGCCCGGTTGTCGGGTCCGCGCGCAACGTTGCGATGGCCATCACTGCGGCAAGTGGATCGGCGACACTGAAAGCCGACGAAATTGTTGTCGAATCGTCTCTTGGTGGCCTCGGCTATCGAATCGCCAACTTCAACAAGTCGATCAACCTTGCAACTACAGGTGCGGGTGGTATGGACAGCGGCGCTGCGCCGGCATCTGGCTACGTTGCGATCTACGCCATTTACAACCCGTCGAATGGAGTGTCGGCGCTACTGGCGACGAACTGCACCGGATCGATTGCGCCGGAGGTGTACAACGCTGGGAGCATGCCGGCCGGATATAGCGCAAGTGCCCTCGTCAGCGTGTGGGCGACGGATTCGAACGGGCGATTGACCGTAGGGTTTCAAAGAGACCGCAACGTTTCGATAACATCAACGGCTGCGATTACCACGTCGTCCAACGTAGCGGCGCAGACACAGCTAAGTATTGCCGGTGTCGTTCCAATGAACGCTAGGACTATTTCCGGCGTCTTACATGAAGCATCGACTGCAACTGGTTCTTGCGTTGCCACGATTACGCCCGGATTGGGTAGCGTTGGGGGGCAAAATCTTTCTGGTGCGTTGACCGCAAGTCAGGTGAGTGAATGCAACTTTTCGCTTTCGCTCCTTACACCCCAGCAGGTGTATTACACAACGAGCGTATCGGCAGGGACGCCAACTTTCATCATTTACATCTCTGGATATACGATTTAATAGCGCTATGTTCGTTGGCGGCGGTCGATGGCCTGCGTTCTATGACGACCTTCCGGAGCATGCTTGCGCAGGCGTTCATGCTCCGGAAGATGCGGCTTTGGAAACTCAATTAATGAGCGAGGAGATCGGCAATACTGCTTGATAGGCTCGGAAACTCGAGCTTTGCTTTCAGTGCATACCCCTGATCGGTAGGATGGAGGCAGTCGGAAAGCAGCGTTGCCCAGTTGGGCATTGCCTGGATCATATCGAACTCGCCGACGATCTGTACCTGTTGAGTGGCCGCGACCTGACGAAGCGCGGCGACATAGGATGGCATCAACGGTTGTCGGATCGACTCGCAGGTCGGATTCGGCTCGAAGATGATGACTTGTTTGCCAGCCTGCCGCGCGATCTGGACGAGTTGCGTCATCGTCGAAGCAAAGTCGTCTGGCGATTCCGCGGAGATGCCGTCTTTCTTGGCGATGGCGTAGTAGGCGTCGTTCAGGCCGAAGTTGAGCGTCACGATCTGGGCCTTCGATGCGGCCATTTGGTTCTGCCACGTCGGATGCACGCCGTCAGTTCCGTTCAGGAGCTGTGACGCCTCGGTCGAGCCGACGCCATTGTTGGACACGGTGACCGTCGTGCCGAAGCGATCCTGCAGCAGCTTCTGCAAGACGACCGGAGCCGAGTTTAGCGTCACCTGGCCGGTGCCATTGACGACCTGCCAGCCCTGCGTGGTCGAATCGCCGTACGACTCGATCAGAATGGTTCGCGGTGCCGACGCTTGAGCGGCGGCCGGCGGTGTGCCACCGTCGCCGCCACCGCCGCAGCCACTGCACGATACGACGAGCGCGCCGAGAAGCGAGCAGAGTGCGCCCTTCACGACGACTCTCCGGAGCCAAGATCGATCGTGGCTCCGATCGTGCGCATACGCGTCAGCACCCGCTCGAATTCCTCCGGAGACAGTTCGAGACGAGCCGCGGCGAAGAACAGGATATGCGGGCTGATGTCGCGCGGCTCCTCGCCCCCCGTGTACTTGCGCCACTGCCGGCCACCCTGAACACCGAATAGTTCCGCCATTTGCGTGCTGCTGAATTGCAGGTCGTGCTTGAGCTTCTCCAGGTCTTTCGGGGTCGGCGGTGCGTATTGCAT